TGATCTTCATTAAAGATGATAGTTATATACCTCATCGTTGAGTTAGGTAAGAGACTCCTACCTTGCACACCAAACCAATTACCTTCCTTATCTATTAAAGGAAGTATGATACGTCCTCTATCATTCTGGAGACTCTTGAAAGTACCAGGTTTCTTAGAGTTTATCCAAGTCTTAAACCTTTCAGTATAATACAAAGAGGATAACTTTTCCTGTGGGATTTGTCGTTTCTCTAAGTATTCTCTTGCTGCATGTTTTTTATTTAGATCAGCAATAGATTTCAAATCTGCTACCTTACTAACAAAGTTAGGCTTGGCAGATTTATACTCTGGATTAGGTGTGTGCCTACCCTTACCAGTAGCACCTGCTCTGTATTTCTCCAGTATAAACTGGTCGTGCAAGTCAGGTGCGTGATCCTTTAAGAAGTTACCAAGAGACCTTCCCATGCCACAGTTGTGACACTTAAAGATATACTCAGACTTCTTCAGAAAAAAATACCCCCGAGCCTTATTGCGATGCTTTTGTGAATCACCACAGTAGGGACAACGGAAGTTGTATAGTCCTGATTTTACGTTTTTAAATTTGTCTAGTCTGGTATTGAGGAATCTAATGTACTTGTCCTCAACGTAGTCCATGCATCTGCTGTGAATGTTTCAAGTGTAGCAGGTGATGTTGGACCTGTCAAGCTTCTGATTACTTTTTGTCCGATTGGACTAACGATGACAGATATAATAGACAGAGCACCAAAAATAGACCACATTTTCTTTTCCATGACTCGAAGACGGTCATCGACTTTTCTGATGTCTCTTTCACAACCTTTCTTTATCTCCTCTGCTCTACGGTTTACTTCACGGTGAACCGACTCCACCTTCTCAAACAATACAGCATCTATTCTATCCTGCTTATCCAACTTCTCATTATGGACAGCAAGAAGTTGACCCATCTTAACTGAGTTCTCTTGAAGAGTCTCCACCACCTTTTCCAGGCGTTCTAGAATAGCGGTGTTAACGTCCATTTACTTATTATAATCTTGAGTATTACCACCAACACGACCTTTCGCTTTCAGTTGCTGTGTCTTCTTCTGCAACTGCTTACGAATATTTTTAATTTTTAAAATTGCTTTCTTCTTTTCTAACTGATTCTTCTGAAGAGTCAGTTGTCTCTGCATCTGCTTCTCGTCAGTAGACTCATTCCTAAGATGCTTTGCTCTCTTATCCATAAAGAACTTGCCAGCATCACCACGCATAATTCTTTCTATCTTAATGTCACCTCTGTAACGATAGTTAATGAGGAGACGTAATTTCTGACGTAGTTCTGCGGGATTGTTAGCATATACTATAGTCTCACCAACTTCAGGAAGTGATACTTTATATTGAAAGAGACCATTCTTCATCTCAATTCCTTCTTTAAGCTTCTTCCTCTTGGCAATCTGCAGTTGGTCTTTAATCTTCTTACGAAATTTCATGACAGGATCAAATCCTGCAGTCGGTCCCTTAGGATCTGACGCACCAGTAAAACCAGTTGTCATCATTTCTTCGTTCATATCCTCTCCAATTCTTCCTGAACGTCAGGGTCTTCTTCCAATTCAGGAAGCATACCTACTGGGTATTTATTCAAATAAAGAAGTATAGTTTTTAAAATACCCCAATACTCTCTCTCCAACTTGAAGAAAAGCAAAGGGGTTGCTGCTTCACCAAAAACATTATAAAGTATTATTAAATGATTAATGATAAGATGAGTTCTTAATGCTCCACCCCTAACGTAACGTTTGAGTAGTCGCTTTAGATACTTAAATCTTTTTAAGTCCTCATCAAAATCCTCACGTGTAACACAGTGAGGATTCTCATAATGTTTTATGGCGAACAGAATGTATGTTTCATCATTCAGTTCGTCAAATTTCATATATTATTAAGTCGTAGTAATTGTTTTAGTAGAACCAGATCCACCAGCACCAATCGTATCACCTAGAACGAATACCTTATCGGATGCAGTTGATGTGCCCTTATCGACAATAGTTCCAGAGATTGTTTGAGCACCAATTGTGTGTACCTTATCGGCAGCAGCACAAGTAAAGTCAAACTCAACACGGTTAGTGTTTGTACCACGTGCATATGTTGCAGTGATAGAAGCACTATCAGTTGTATTAGTAACTACCAGTGTTGCACCAGCAGTAACGGTGACTTGCTCGTTGTATATAACAACTACAGTTCCAGTTGCAGCAGCTGCATATGTACTCTCTTCAAAGAATACAGCAGTGATGTCTGCGTTACCAAGAGTATTAGTACCACGACCACCAGCACCTACCAGTCCATCAACAGCTACCAGAACTTCATCCCAGTACTCAGTTTGATCTCCTTTTTTGTAGTGGCGTAATACCCAACCTTCTGCTGTAGCAAAGATATTTGAGGGGTCTACAGCACCACCCTGTACAGCCCACTTAGGCTTAGCTTCATCAGCATCTGTGACTCCCCAAAGTGCCATGTCATGTACTCCTTAATTACTGTCTAATCTGTAGTTATTTATAAGAATAACCAATTCAAATTAGCCTTCAAGTAGTGCTTTTTGAAGTGCATCTACTAACTGATCATCGACTTTGTTTCCTGTCTTTGCTGCTGCTTTCTTAAGCAGTTTAATTAAAAAATCTTTAATTACAGAATCCAGATCATCGGGAATTCTATCAACAGCTTTATTGATTATGCTGATAGCGATGGGCATTAAAAAATTAACCATAATAAGTACCAAATATGTACATTATATAGGCTCTAATCGTACTTCTTTTTACCCTTCACAATATAACCCTTACCTTTCTTATCGTAAAACCGCACCTTCTTCTTAGCTTCCGCACCTTGAGCTTGGAAATCTTTAAAGGTTTTCTTTTTCTTTGCTGCTTTATGAGCTTGGTCAGCACGATCAAGGAGCTCATCTTTGAGACTCCTTTTAAACTGATCGCTTAACTCATTAAGTTCCGAGTCCACGTCCCTTATCGTAGTTGTCTTTTCCACCATATCGAGCCATAGTGTTTACATAATCTTGAGAAGATTTAAACCCTCTCTTCTTAGCATCAGCAGCAGTTTGTGCTTTTGCTTTTGCTCTCTTTAGATACTTACCAGTACCAGCAGAAGACTTAGCACCTTTAACTTTCTTCTGTTGCTTACTACCCTGTCCTACTACAGCACCTTTACCGTGCTCTTTCCTGATTTTATCAAGAACGAATGACAGGGCTGCATCCTTTTTTCCAGATGGTTTCTTAGTACCTCCCTTATCGTAACCCTTCTCCTTCTTAAGACGAGTTGCCTCATCAATTTCCATCTCTTCCTTAACACCACGCTTTGCTTTATGCTCTGCGGTACGTGCCTTCATTGCATTCAGACCAGGTGCACCCTCTTGTCCTTTCTTTTCCATCCATTTTTTAGTTCTCTTCTGGATCTTTTCACCTTGTCCTCTATGATAATCTTCACTGAGTAAGTATGCCTTGAAAGACATAAACTCTTCACCAGTGAATACCTTCTTAACCTTACCAGCAAATTTAACTGTATCCTTAGCACCTTTAGCAGCACCCTTTGCAAATACTCTTGCACCTTGTGTTGCTTTACGATGTCTCTTAACACCTTTCTTAACCCATTCCCTTGCCTTACTAGTAAGATTACCCTTAGGTCTATCAATATCAGCAGCCTTCTTGTCTACCTTTGGAGCAGCCTTCTTAGGTGCTACTTTCTTAGCAACAGGTTTCTTAGCAGGTGCTTTCTTAGCAACAGGTTTTGCCTTTGGTTTAGGTGCTGCTTTCTTTGCAACAGGTTTTGCCTTGGGCTTTGGTGCTTCCTTCTTAGGTTCTGCCTTTACTGTAGTAAGTTGAGATGGTTTCTTTAAACTTGGTCTCTTCTTTGGCTTCTCAGCATACTCACCAGTCTTCTTCTCTCTTCTCTTTGCTTCAGCAGCAGCATCTTTTGCTATCTGCTTTTTAATAGTACCTTTAGTACGCACGTTCATCTTACGTGCTGACCTTTCCTCTTCAATTGAATACTCTACTGATTCCTTCTTAGTGTTTGCAGTATGCTTAGGATTCTGTTTAGGATCCCTTCTACTGTGTGCATAATTTGAATGATGTTGCTGTCTCTGTTTAAAGGTTAACTTATACTTAGGAGTCTTAAGTTTCTTACCTGATTTACCAGTATCAGTCTTCTCCTGTGCCTTTCTTGAATGACCTATCTGACTAGTGTCTTCACCTGCTGGTCTCTTTTTCTTTGTTCTCTGTGTTTCTGGTGATGACTCAGCACTTCTTGCTGCTCTTGAAAGATTGTATCCTGCTCTTTCATTCTTACCTGGTGAACCTACATTAGCACCATACTTTTTATAAGATGCTTGTCTTCTCTTTGCTCCTAATTGCTCTGCTCTTTTCTGAGCACCACGAGCAACCTTCTCACCTTCATCAACAAGTTCAATACCATCAGATTTTTTACCTTCGTATTGGTCTTGTACTTTAGGATTGATTTTGATCTTGGTTTTCTTTTCCTGTAATTGGTTAAATGTCAGCATTGTTATCTTCCCTAAACTTGTTGAGTGCAGGTGTATTTCCTTTCATTTTTTCGTATACACGACGAATTATATCCTCCTGTACCATTTGCTTCTTAGACTTAATAACACTCTCGTTCTTTCTCTTTGCTGCTTGCTTCTTATATAACCTTTGTGCTTGTTGATTTTTCTTTACTGCTGTCTCCTTATCACCAGCATGTGCTGCCTTACCTCTTGCGATGTCTGCTTTCTTAGATGCTCTAAGAGCTAGATCAGCAGAGATCTCATCTAACTGCTCACCTTCTAACTCTACTTCTTCATCCTTTTGATTTTTCTTCTTCTCTTCCTTCTCCCTCTTGGAGATCTTACCATCTACATCACTTTTTTCATACCACTTCCCATCACCATCGTCATCTTGCCAACGGTCTTTATCTTTTTTATCATCCTTTTTCTTACCCTCATACACTTTCTTAAGTGCATCGGTCATATCAGGAAGTTCATTAGGTGTAAAGGAATTCATTTTGCAGCAACTGTTACTTTCTCCTTTTTATTTATCTTCTTTAGGAATTCGCCTGGTGTGATTGATCTAACGTAATTAGTAAGACTGTCCGTACCAAATTCACGATTAGATGGTTTAGTATAATCAGTCTCTGTTAAATCCTTTAACCAAGAACGGAATACATTCTCTTCTTCATCAACATATATTACATAATTAGCACCACGACTAACAACCTTACCAACAACACCTGTATTAATATTCTCTACATAAGATCCCACAGGATGAAGATCCTTTTCAAAATATGCTTCACGCAAACCTTGAGGATCTAACTTAGGTGCAATCTCATAAAGAAGATAAGATGCTTCAGCAAAATCCTCTTTAACTTCTACCTTCATAGCAGATTGTACTGCTTTAAATAAATCTTGACATCCTTTCTTACCTAATGGTTTAGGACAACCAGACTTAAATGTTTCATAGTCATCTTGTGCTGCTGCCTTACGTAACTTAGATGCTGACATACCTTCAACACCCTCAGCATCAGGGTCTCTATCACCAGCAGATACTACATTAATCTTCTTAAAATTATATAAATCACCGTTGTACTTAGTAGCAAGAGAATTAAATTCACTAACTCTATCTCCACCAACTACAATATTAACGGTACTGTACCCTTCACCATTTACAGTGGTAAGTACATCAAATATAGTTCTCATCTCATCATTATTAATGATGTTATCACTGTGATCAGGATATGCTTGCTTCATAAACTTGATCTTAGTGCCAACATCTAATGGATTCTTCTTCGCATCTTCTGATCTACTAGGATATATTCTATAGTCTCCCTTCTGTGCTGCTACCTTTTTAATTAGAGCTTCATGTCCAACAGTAGGTGGATTAAATCTTCCGAAAGTAATAGATATCTCACCTTGATCGACCTTATTCTTGCTACCTCCCTCTTCTTCTTGTCCACCTTGCTTCTGTCCTCCCTGTTCTTGAGGTGCGAGTTTAACAAGTTTACCTTGCTTACTCATATGGGTTACGTTGCCTCTTACATCGGCATACTTACCATAACCTACATGAGTCAACTGTAATTTCTCTGCTTCTTGCGAAGCAAAAGATCTTTGTGCCTCGTTTAGGAAAGAGCTAAACTTTTTCATGCGTCCAATTTTTATCTAAGTTGAAGTTTGCTTTACTAAAGGTCAGTCTGTCTACGATCTTGTATGGGTTATCAGAAACGGTCACAAACCCCTCATGATTGGTGGGTTCTCCATCGATGTAACATTCAACATCCCCATTAACAACAATCGCATCGAGTAGACGATGTTTCAATTGTGAGATTAAATGCCATGCCTTAAAGGTGTGGACATTAACTTCGTACTTATATTTAGCATCTAACTGTGAGTATAATTCCTGTGCATGCGGAACTTCTCCCTTCCTAATAAAAGAATTGATATGTTTCTGTATCTCGGTGCGGGACTTTGGTGTCTTAGATAATATAACTGTTGGAAGAATCCTCAAGAAATTATTCCATGATAAAGGTGGAATAACCTCAGCATTATTAGTATCTACCATGAAACATTCATCAGAAGAATCTAAGGTAACACCTATCTTTGCCTCTGCATTAGGACTAACCTCTGTATATTCCGTGTGTGGTGCTACTATAATCTTAGAATAAACTGGAGAAGAAAAACGATAGGAAATAGTATTAGGCTGATAAACAGCACCTCCCCCAACCCCAATCCAGTCACACTGGATAATCCGATGATACCGAGGAAGATGGCGAAAGCAAAGCCTAAGAATATCAGCCACAACACCTTTATGATTTTTATCAATGTCTTCAGGAGAATAATTTATCTTTGGTCTTCTCTTATTGAATACTGATTTAGTACCAACAAAAAACTGACCGTTATCAGGATTTATACCAAACACAATCGCAGGAGCACCGTCCCACTTAACAGATAGTCTATTACTCTTAATCAAATCCCTAACTGTACGTAAAGCATTACGACGACCAAAGAGAATTGAATCTTCTGGATGTTCTAAGTGCTTGTTTGGCATGGAATCCCTGTCTATATCTGTATTATAGCAGGATTGACCGTTCATGTACGCATCCATAGGACAGTTTGTTAACCGCCTACCTTAAGGTAACTACTAGCTGTCATATAATCTGTGATCTTATTCTCACCAAATATTCTAAACCCTTGTGATGCTGCTTGAGAGTATATACTCTTCATAATATTTGTCTTTATCATATCTTTAATTTGAGGTTGTGCCATGTCAACAACCTGACCAACTTCATATGATTGTACCTTATTCTTTAACCATTTTGCAGCACTAACAGGTTTCTGATCATATAATGCATTACATTTAGCTAGAACATCCTTAACCTTATGCTTCTTACCAGATAAGAAGTTAAGATATTTTGCCCAGTTAGGTAGATCTTCTTTCCAATTACTCTTATTAAAATCACCACGTTGCTGCTCTGCATAATCTTGGAAGATTGAATAATTAGTAAACTGATGATCCTTACCTGTAGGTATTCTCTTTCCTTTAAATAACTTCCTCAGTTCAGCTCTCTGTTTACTCAGAGCCATCCTTCCTCCAGATAACTTTGTAATGAGTCCAAAGATACTCAACGTTGCTTTACCATGATTAGCAGCACTTCCTTTCTGAAGTTGCATCTGTACATCATTATTAATAGCAGATTGGAATCCCCTTATGTCCATCTTATGTCCCTTGACACCAGATAATTTAAAGTTAACAATACACTTAGCATTCCTAGGTGAAAAATCAACCTTACCTATCTCAACATCTAATTTAATAGCATTCTTTACACCCCTAGCCTCCTTATGATCAAAGGATTTCATTGCAACCAATGGTGTCTTAACTTTTAATAATACCTTTGCAGTTGCTGAAACTTTTTTCAATGAAATAGGAACACATTCTCTACTCTTATACTTTTTATCAACCCATTGATTATACCAATATAACATCTGCATATCTTCAACCACTTCTAACTGTTTCTTAGAACTACCAACTCCCTTTTTCAAATCCTTATTCATCTCATCTAATTTCTTTGCCTCTTTAAACTCACTTAGATCTGGTCTTAAATTTTTATAAGACTCCATCACTCTAATAAACTGTGCAGCCTTTGATTTCTTTATTGCTATAACATCAGCAGGGTTCCATTTATCTCCTGTACCCTTAGACATCTGTCCATATACTGTTCTTACTCTACTATCCTTAGCATTCTTAGCAATATGTTTAGCAATCTCTCTATAGGCACCTCTAAATTTTTGATCACCTATAGTATTGTAAAAAATATAATCAGTACCTCTAATATATGCACTCTTAATTACAGCATTTGCTATCCATACAGAAGAGTTTATCCAACCCTCAACGTCACCTGGTTTACCATCAGTGACCCAGATTCTAAACCGAGGATATAATTTCGCTTCCTCTATACCACAACAGTCTCTAACTTTAGCATCAACTGCCATGTAATCTTGCATTGCTGATTCAACTTCTGCATACTCAATTTCACTTCCCTTCTCTTGTCTCAATGCAAAAGCTAATGCCTGTAAAGATTCTTTGTCTTCTGTTTGTGCGGTAAATGCCATTAGTCCACGCAGGTCTCCAATAGTATTTATCTTCCGTTATATGGAGGTTCCTCCTCACCAACAAGATACTTGAAATGTTCCGTATCAAAATAGGATGGTTTTAAATCATCCAAGTCTTCATACAAATCATATGGACCTTTCAACTTCTTCTTATGTTCACGTTCATCTAATACTTCATTGATAAGTATTTTCATTTCCTTGGCATAAGTCTCAGTAAATAACCTGCGAGGTATAATAGTAGCAGGTTTATGTTGCTGCTTATCACCACCTCTAGCTTTCCATTTAGCAGACTCTTCAGGAGTTAAAGGAGCACCCATTCCCTGGGTGTCTATGTAACTCAATGGTTTATCATCTTTTTTACTCATCTTTAGATTCTTGAATAAGTTTCAGTTTTTCATATAGTTCATTAACTATTGGTTCTGACTTTCTACTCTTCCATAGTTGAGTAACAATAGTATCAAACTCCTTATCTGAAATCGGTAAATCCATCTTCAACTTTCTCCAATATAGGAACAATATCTATGATGTTATCAATATTAGACATCATGTCTGCGATGTGTTTTGATATGTATGGTTTCTCAGTACGTGCTGCAAATGATAATGCGTTACGTAAATCTTCTTGTGCATCTCTTAAAGATGTTTCTACTTGTTCACTTAAAGGCATAGTTTAATGGGGGTTATATTTTTGAATGATAGAATAAACTATCACAAGAGTAATTAGAGCAATACAAATGATTGGTAATATAAGGTGCATTAGCGGTCTCCTGCTTTTCTATTTTCAGAGTGTCCTATGGTAAAACTACCACCTGGATAACGTTTCTCTAATTTTTTAATGTTACCTCGGATAACGTCGTCAAAAGATATGTCCAGAGCCATACAAGCTTGTGCCACATACCACATAACGTCACCCAACTCAATAACAAGATGCTCTCGATTGTCGTCAGTCCAAGGTTTACCTTGGAACACCATCTTCTTAACAATTTCCAAAAACTCACCAGACTCAGCAGCAAGCCCAACGCCAGCAGTGGTAAGACGTTCAATATTGGCACCTTCTCGGTCAAGTTCACCCAGACGGTCAGCAAGACTGACAAAATCTTTAGAACAATCGGATGTGACAGCATCGACGAACTCTTCGTATCTTTTGAAGTCAATAGTCATTAGAAATTCAGTTTAGAAAGTTTACTTTTCTTTGTTTCCTTATCTTCGTTATTATACTCTTCTTCTTGGCCACTGTCAACTATATCTTCCTGAGCACTCTGGTCACAATCATACAGTTTCATCTTTGCACGATCAATACCAATAACAAATCTCTTATTATAAGTAGGATCGTTATATCTATTCTTTAACTGTTTAACTAATATTTGATTCATCCCTTCCAACTCTTCTGTAGAAATAAGGGCAAACATAAGGTCAGCAGTAGCAGGGAGTCCAAAAGACTCAGAGGTGTCAGTAAGGTCCACATCGCTACTGCCGTACCCGCTACGAGTAGTTTGAGTGGCAGATACAATCGGAACGTTCGCCTCAACTGCGAGACCCCGTATTTCCTCTGCGATTGCTTTGACATAAGTGTAACTGTTAACGATAGATCCTTTGTACCTCTGAGAGGCACAAATATTTAAATAATCTACAAATATAATATCAGGTCGAATAGATCTTTTAAGAGCAAGATCATTAATAAGAGATTTAAAATGTCCAACATGTGCAGACGCAGTTGGATACTCTTTAATAATTAATTTACCTTGAGTTTTCTTAGCAAGATTTGCAATCTTCTTTTCAAACATTACCTTCGGAAAATCCGAAAGTTTTTGAATGGGGATGTTGAGTAGATTCGCATCAATGCGTTCAGCGATTTTTTCCTCCGCCATTTCCAACGTGATGTAAAGTACATTCTTCCCT